GTCTTGCCGGTTCGGCCGGCTGAGCATTTTCCCCCGACGGAAGACCGGTTGCTGCCGGCGCAGCCGGAGTGTGCCTGATGGCGGATGCGGGCGATGGCCTTCCTCTGATTGAGCTTTTTCGGGCCCTGCCGATGGATGTTCGCCGCCGGGTGTGGCGGCGGCACGGCGAAGCGGCCATGCTGGAATGGTTGATGGGGCCTGGCAGCCTGCGCCCGGCGCAACGCCCACCCGCAGGGGATTGGGGCATCTGGGTGATCCTGGCCGGGCGTGGTTTCGGCAAGACCCATGCGGGTGCCGAATGGGTTCATGCCCGTGCTGCTGGCACACGGCCGCGCCGCATTGCGCTGGTGGCGCCCACGCTGGATGTGGCCCGCGCCGTGATGGTGGAAGGTGATTCCGGTCTGTTGGCGCGCCTGCCGCCGGGGCAGAAGCTCACCTGGCAGCCCAGCGCCAAGCGCCTGTTGTGGGGCAATGGCAGTGAAGCCCGGCTCTATTCGGGGGCGGAGCCCAATAGCCTGCGCGGCGGGCAGTTTGATTATGCCTGGGGCGATGAATTTGCCCATTGGCCGGGCGGTGAGGACACGGTGATGAACCTGCGCATGGCAACCCGGCTGGGCGCTCTGCCGCAGATCCTGCTCACCACGACGCCGCTGCCTTTGGCCTGGTTGAAGGCGTTGATATCGGAAGCCGGGGTGGTGGTGACGCGCGGCCACACGGCGGACAATGAAGCCAATCTGCCGAAAACCTATTTGGCACGTATGGAGAAGCGCTTTGGCGGCACGGCGACGGGACGGCAGGAACTTGCGGGCGAAATCGTGGATGATCTGGCCGGCGCCTTGTGGACCCGCGCGTTGATCGAGCGGCAACGGGCGGCGATGGTGCAGGGCGTGGCCCGCGTGGTGGTGGGTGTTGATCCGCCGGCCGCCGGCGGCACCTGCGGGATCGTGGTCGCGGCGCTTGGAACTGATGGCCGTGCCTGGCTGCTGGATGATGCCAGCGTCACCGGGCAGCGCCCCGAACAATGGGCGCGGGCCGTGGTGAAGGCCGCCGATCGCTGGCAGGCAGACCGGGTGATTGCCGAGGTGAACCAGGGCGGTGACATGGTGGTGGCAACGTTGAAATCGGTGGATGCCGCGTTGCCGGTGCTCACCGTGCGCGCCAGCCGCGGCAAGGTCGCCAGAGCCGAACCGGTGGCGGCATTGTACGGCGAAGGCCGGGTGTTTCATGCCGGGGTGTTTCCGGCGCTGGAGGATCAACTCTGCGGGCTGCTCGCCGATGGCCGCTATACCGGGCCGGGGGCGTCGCCTGACCGGGCCGATGCCTGTGTGTGGGCGTTGACCGCGCTGTTGCTGGCGGACCGGGCCGGGCTGCCGACCATTCGCAATCTTTGAACCTGAAAGGTTAGTGCTCATGCGATTGCCGTTCTTGCGGACGAAATCTGCTGCGCCTGTGGCGGGCCCGCGCATTCCATCATGGGCCACCCCGCTGGTGGACGAAGGCGGCAGCTATGCCGGCCAGGTGCAGGCGGCGTTCCTGGCCAACCCGGTGGCGGCGCGGGCCATCCGCATGGTGACCGAGAGTGCCGGCGGTGCGCCGGTGGTCAGTTCGCCGGGCGATCACCCGGCGCTGGCGCTGCTGCACAGCTGCGGCTTTGGCGCGTCCGGGCCAGGCCTGCTGGAAACGCTGGCGGGGCATATGCTGCTGCACGGCAATGCCTATATCGACGTGGCGGTCGGCGCCGATGGCCTGCCGGCGGCGCTGTTTGCGCTGCGCCCGGAACGGGTGAGCATCGAGGTGGATGGCGAAGGCTGGCCGGCGGCGCACGTCTATCGGGCGGGCACCGCTTTGCGGCGCTATCCGGTGGGGGCGAACGGTGGCCTGCTGCACATTCGGAGCTTTCATCCGACTGATGATCATCACGGCGCCGGCTGCCTGGGTGCGGCTTCGGCGGCGGTGGCGGTGCACAATGCGGCGACGCGCTGGAACAAGGCGCTGCTCGACAATGCAGCACGGCCCAGTGGCGCGCTGGTGTACCAGCCTGGTGATGGATCGACGCTGAGCCCGGATCAGTTCCAGCGGCTGAAGGCGGAGATGGAAGCTGCGTTTGCCGGGGCCGCCAATGCCGGGCGGCCGATGCTGCTGGAAGGGGGGCTGAGCTGGCAGGCGCTCAGCCTGTCGCCAGCGGAGATGGATTTTGCCGGCATGCGCGAGGCGGCGGCGCGGGACATCGCGTTGGCGCTGGGCGTGCCGCCCCTGCTGCTCGGCATGAAGGGCGACAATACCTACGCCAATTATCGCGAAGCCAATGTGGCGCTGTGGCGGTTGACGCTGCTGCCGCTGCTCACCCGGGTGCTCACCGCGCTGGCGATGCACCTGCAATGGTGGTGGCCCGGCCTGGTGCTGAAAGTGGATCGTGATGCTGTTCCCGCCCTGTCGGAAGATCGGGAACGGTTGTGGGCGCAGGTGAGCGCGGCTGATTTCCTCGATCCCGCTGAAAAGCGGCGCATCCTGGGCCTGGAGGATGGCCAATGACGGGTATCTTGGAAGGATTGGTGGCGCAGGCAGAAAGCCAGGGCGCCGCGCGCGTGACGCTGCAGGCGATCGTGGAAGAAGCCGCCGAGGCGGGCGCGGCCCGAGCGTAGAAACGGCTGGGCCTGATGGACGAGAAAGCCGGGCACGACATCCAGGAACTGCGCGAACTGGTGCAGGGCTGGCGTGACGTGAAGAAATCGGCGCTGCGCAGCTTTGTCGGGTGGCTGATGCGCTCCATCGTGGCGTTGCTGCTGCTGGGGCTGAGTTTCAAGCTGGGGCTGCTGCAGGGTGAAAAGCCATGAGCGCGGCGCTGCGCATCGCTGGTTATGCCAGCGTGTTTGCCGTGCCCGACAAGGGTGGCGACGTGGTGATGCCCGGCGCCTTTGCCGGAGCGGCAGCACCCATCCCCTTGCTGTGGCAACACCAGCCGCATGAACCAATCGGGTTTGTTGACAGCCTGAGGGAAGATGCCCGTGGCTTGGCGATAACGGCGCGGATCGTGCCGCAGGGGCGCGGGGCCGAGGCCGCGGCGCTGGTGCAGGCCGGCGCGCTTTCGGGATTGAGTTTTGGATACCGGGTCAAGGCGGCCAGCCCGACCCGGGGCGGCCGCCGCCTTGAGCGGATCGAACTTGTTGAAGTGTCACTGGTGACCTTCCCGATGCAACGGGAGGCACAGGTGCTGGGCTGGCAAGAGGAGAATGAGGATGCTTGAACTGAAGACTGATCCGCTGGCCGCTGTGTTCGATGCGGCAGAAAATCGTGCTGAAATGGCGTCGCCCGTGGTGGAAACACCGCTGACGCGCCCGGCGCTGGAGGCCAAGGCGGTCACCATCACGCCGCCGGCCAAGGGCGGCCTGGGTGTGCCGCTGGAAATCGATGCCGTCATCAACCGCGTGTTGCTGGCCGCTTCGCCGATCCGCAGCATTGCCCAGGTGGTCGATATCGGTTCGTCTGCCTATCGCCGGCTGATCACCACCAGCGGCGTGGTTTCGGGCTGGGTTTCGGAAACGCAGGCGCGCCCGGAAACGGAAACGCCGAACTTTTCGGAAATCGCTCCGCCGATGGGTGAGCTTTATGCCAATCCGGCCGCCAGCCAGGCGATGCTGGATGATGCCGGCTTCAATGTGGAAGCCTGGCTGGGCGAGGAGATCGGCCGCGAGTTTGCGCGCGCCGAAGGTGTGGCGTTCGTCACCGGTGACGGCGTGAACAAGCCGCGCGGTTTCCTGACGGCACCTACCGCCGCCACGGCGGATCTGACGCGGCCGTTCGGCACGCTGCAGTTCATTACCTCGGGGGCAGCCGGCAATTTCGCGGCGACCAACCCGCAGGATCGCCTGATCGATATGGTGCACGCGCTGGCCAGCCCCTATCGCCAGGGTGCGGTGTGGGTGATGAACAGCGCCACGCTGGCGCGCATCCGCAAGTTCAAGACCACCGATGGCGCCTTCATCTGGCAGCCGGGCCTGGGCCCGGAACAGCCGCAGACGCTGCTGGGCCATCGCGTGGTGGAAGTGGATGCGATGCCCGATGTGGCGGCCGACAGCCTTTCGATCGCCTTCGGCAATTTCCAGGCCGGTTACCTGATCAGCCAGCGTGCCGAGACCACGGTGCTGAAGGATCCGTACAGCAACAAGCCCTATGTGCATTTCTATGCCACCCGCCGCGTGGGCGGCACCGTGCTGGACAGCCGGGCGATCAAGCTGATGCGCTTCTCCGTCTAACCGCGGATGAAGGGGCGCTGCCGTTCCCCCCAAACGGCAGCGCCCACCCCTTTTCCTACCAGCGTTCACAAGCTCCGGCGGGTTGCCGCCGGGGAGGAGACCTCTCATGCCCGACAATATCATCGCTCCTGCTGGCGGCATCGCCTTTGCCACCGACGAGGTGGGCGGGGTGCATTTTCCTTATGCCAAACTGGCCTTTGGCGCCGACAACAGCGCCATTGCCGTGGCCGATTCCGAAGGTTCGCGCCTGCCGGTGACGGTGCAGACGCTCGCCACCGCCACCCGTGCCTATCTGTATGCCAGCGGGCAACGGTTGACGACGGCCGGCAGTGGGCAGGTGCGATCGACGGCGGTGGTTGCCAGCGAAGTGCTGCTGCACGCCAGTGTGCGCGGCTTCTTCCGGGTGGGTGACAGCGCGGTGAGCGCCAGCATCGGCCCCGGATCGATCCCGCTGGCCGCCGATGAAAAATTCCACCTGCGGCTGACCAGCGGGCAATTCGTCAGCTTCATCCGCGACGGCGCCAGCGATGGCAGCCTGACCATTATGCCGGTGGCCTGATGATCGGGTTGATTGGCTACGTTGGCCGGATCGGCGCCATCGGCGGGGCGCGCTATGTGCCCGCGCCACCGCAGGGGCAGGCCGATTTCACGCTGGCGGGCACCAGCGTTGCGACCGCGTGGAACCCGGTGATGGTTGGCACGCTCACGCCCATCAATGCGCCTGCGGGTGCCTATTTCGTGCTGGTTGAAACCACTGCCACCAGCAGTGACGAGGCCGGCCTTGCAGTGGTGAACGGCTGATGGCTATCCGTGTCGCGAATGTCGGGCAATCCGATCTGCGTCTTTCGTCGCAAGTGACGAAGCGCAACTTCCTCACCGCCCTTTCCACCGGGCCCTTTGCGGGCGACGTGGTGGGCCATTGGCGGGCGTTCCTGGTGCGGTTGCCGGCCGGGTACAGCAGCCTGAACCAGCGTTTCGCCATGCTGGGCTGGGACGGCGCCAACCTTGGTTCGTTCAACACCACGCAGGATTGGACGATTCGCATCCCCGGCGGACAGGCATCGAGCACGCCGCCGACGGCACTGCGCCTGCAGATCGCCGATACCAGCATCGGTACGGCATGGCCCGGCACGGAAGGCAATATCGATACCATCCCGCAGCTCGTTTCCGGCGCGGTGTATCTGGTTGCCGCCGGTGTGACCAACATCGGCACCAATGCCAGCCCGGTGTGGCGCAGCTGGGCGGCGGCTTGCCCCGTGGGTGGCAACGCCGCCAGCCAGGTGGCGGCCACGGCCACGGCTTCCGGTTTCCTGACCGGGACGACGCAGCGTATCTTCAACCAGGTGTTCACGCGGCTGGGCACCACCCGCACCCCGCAGGATGTGGCGCTGGAAGAGGTGGTGTATGTGACCGGGGATTTCCCGTGGGACACGGCCAGCAATCGCCCGCACCACGCCGCCCTGCAGGCGCTGGCGGCCAGCGGCGCCAATCCGTTCCTCACCTATGAAGGGCTGATTGCGGCGCAGAACGCCGGCAGCCTGCCCTATGCCGATTGCCGCCAGGGCAAGGGCCGCGCCGAATATCGCTTTACCCTGCGCAATCTGGCGAGCGGCCTTGCCAACACCGGGGCGATTGCCGGCGATCTGGCCGAGCAGGGCACGATTGGCGGCCTGGCTGATGTGGCCAGCATTGCCCCCGCGCACTGGCTTGGCGGGGTTCCCGCCATCGCCGAGAGTTTTGACAAGTTCATCCCCGGCCGGGGGTTGCGCGCCTTCACGGTGAGCGGCAGTTATGCGGCGGGCACCACCGCGCTGGAACGCCGCTGGGAAAGCATGGCCACAGGCAACGCGCTGCCGGGGCTGGATTGGGCGCCGGTTGATGTGTTGGGCAGCGGCAGCTGGAGCGATACCGACATCATCCCGGTTGGCGGCCCGTACCGCCTGCGGGTGCGCGATGTGGCCACGCCGGCATTGGCCACGGCATCCGAAGACTGGCTGTCGGGCACGCGTGTGCTGCTGCACGGCCAATCGGCGATGGCGCTTTCGATGCGCACCGGTTTTGGCGGCGCGGCGCCGCTGGGGCCGAACCTGGTGGGTGTCGCGGTTGCAGCCGGTGCGCAGGGCATCATCATGCGGCTGAATAACATGTATGCCAATGGTGGGGCGGGGGGCAGTTATGCCGCGCCGGCTCCGGCCGTGGGGCGCTTGCGTTCCGGCGAGACGCCGGCGCTGGGCCAGGGCGCGATCAGTTTCCTGAACGAATGGAACGCCAGCAACCCCGGCCATCCGCTGATGATCTGCAACATGGCGATCAACACGCATGGCATGGACAATTGGACCGCCAATGATGTCATCCCCGATGGCGATCCGACGTGGCGTTTCATGGGGCCAGCGACGCCAACGGCGCCGGGCGCGGCCAATGGTAACGACAGCGGCGTGGTGAGTTATTTCGCGCTGCTGCTCGGCAGCTTTGTTGATGCCCACCTGATCATGTGGTCGCCGGGCCTGAGCGCCACCGAAGCCGGGCGCGCGGCCTATCGCGCCGCGATCGATGCGCGCTTCGGCCAGAGTGCGGCGGCCCCGTGGCTGGTGTTGCCGCCCTGGCGCTTCCACCGCAGCAGCCCGGATATCAACGCCGGCGCCACGGTGCGTGATCGCCACGTCGCGTTCGTGAACGAACTGGGCGTGCGGGGCATATTGGGCCCGGTGTGGAACGATATATGCAATGATGGCAATGGCAGCGGCCACCCGGCCTACAACACGGCGGTGGGCGTGCCGGATGCCGTTCAGAATGTCAGCGATGGCAATCATGTCGGGCAGGCGCGGTTGGGCCTTGGCTTTGGCCGGGCGCTGGCCTGGGCCTGGGATCGCCGGGTGAAGGCGCACGGGCCACGCATCGTGGGCGCGTGGTTCGAGGATGGCACCCGCACGAAAATCCACATCGAACTGGGCCGCGCCGTACGCACCCTGGGTAACGCCGCGCTCTATGCCGGCGCGTTCTGGGTGAGCACGGATAATGGCGTGACCTTCGTCAACACCGGTTTCAGCGCGGCGCTGTCACCCGATGGTTCCCGCGTGGTGCTGACCAGCACCGGCGCGGCCTGGCCGGCCAGCAATGTACGGGCTGAAATCCATTGGCTGATGCCGTTTGGGCCGGATGAAATGGCCAATGAAACCGGCGCTGAAGCTGCGCTTTACGGTCTGCTTTATGACAATCAGGCGCATCGCGGCGGCATCAATCTTGCCGCGGGCGTGCGGCCGGGCAACCCGCTGCAGGGCACCAGCCGGGCCGGTGCGGGCAGTGCCGGGGTGCCGGTGACCGCGCGCGGTGCGGCCAGGCTGATGGCGACAGAGCGTTTTGCTGGCACCCGCAGCGTGACGGTGCGCCTGATGGCCGCCGATGGCGTGACCGTGCTGCGCGAAAAGACGCTGGCCATAACCGCCAACTGAGGGAGGGCCGGCATGATCCTGACCCATTATCTGGCGCTGCTCGCCTCACCGCCGCTGCTGGTCAACCCGGCGGCTGCGGTGCTGCCGCTGGCCAGTTCGCAGCCATTGTTGAGCGGCGGCACGCTGGATCTGGCGCCGGCGCCGGCACTGAAAGTGCGGGCGGCCCCGGCGGTTCTGCCGGTGCGCGAACGCTGAACTTACCCCATCATCGAAGGAGCAAGGCCGATGGCGAAATTCGCCAGCAACGAAGTGCTGGATGCGGCGCTGGCCGTGGTGGCCGGCGCCAATCGCATGCTGCTGCTTGCCGGCCAGCCGGCCAGCTTTGCCGCGGCGCAAGCCGGCGCCCTGGCCGCAACGGCGATGACGCCCGCCGATTTCACCCTGGCGGCGGGCAGCGGCGGCGCGCGGCAACTGAATGTGGCGGCGCGCGCCGGGCTGGTGGCGCAGGCCGCCGGCACCGCCGATCATGTCGCGCTTGTCGATGTGGGTGGCCAGCGGCTGCTCTATGTCACGACTTGCCCGGCCCAGCCGCTGGCGGCCGGCAACAGCGTGAACGTGGCCAGCTGGCAGGTGTCAATCGGCGCGCCGCTTTGAGGCCGCGCACCCCCTCAGCCAAATCGAGGTGATGATGAGCATTTTCCTGAAGGATCCCGGCAGCGTGATTGAACATGCCGTGGATTGGGACGCCGGCTATCTCGCCGGCCGCACGATCAGCCAGTCGGTCTGGCAGGTGGAACCTGCGGGCCTGACGCTGGCCGGCGCGCGGTTGGCCGGTGGGCGCGCCGCGATCACGCTTTCGGGCGGCGCGTCGGGCAGCGTCTATCGCGTTGCCAATCGGGTGACGCTTTCCGACGGCAGCAGCGATGAACGCACCCTGGTGGTGCGGGTGGAGGAACGGTGATGGCACTGGTGACCATGGAGGCCGGCCCGCTGGTGGTGGGCCTGGCCGAGTGCAAGGCCGCGCTGCGGCTGGAGCGCGATGATGAGGATGCCGTGCTGGCCGGGCACATCCGCACCGCCATGGCGCTGTGCGAGGCGTTCATCGGCCAATGGCTGATCGAGCGCGAGGGTGAGCAGCGGCTGGCCTGTGATCTGGCCTGGCAACGGCTGCAGGCCAGCCCGGTGCAGGCCATCACCGGTGTGTTCCAGGCCGGTGAGGCGCTGCCGACGGGCTGGGAAAGCGACATTGGCGCCGATGGCACCGGTTGGGTGCGGCTGATTGGGCTGCCCCCCGCCTCGCAGGCGCTGGTGGTGCGCTTTCGCGCCGGGCTCGGCGCCGATTGGAACGCTGTGCCGGAACCGCTGCGCGCCGGCATCGTGCGGCTGGTGAGCCATCTGTTCAGCCACCGCGATGCCGCCGATGCCGGCCCGCCGCCGGCTGCCGTGGCGGCGCTGTGGCGGCCGTGGCGGCGGATGCAGCTGGGGTGATGGCGATGGCGGGTGAAAAAGCGGGCGCGCTGGACGAGCGCGTGACGATCGAACGCTGGCAGCCGGCGCGCGATGCGGCGGCCGACGATGTGGGCAGCTGGATCAGCGTGGAAACGGTGTTTGCGCAGGTGAACCGCGACGGGCCGCCGGGCCGGCAGATTCAGGGCGAGGCGGCGCGATCGGGTCGCCGCTGGCAGGTTGTGCTGCGCGACCGCGCAGATCTGGGCCTGGATGTGCGGCTGCGTTGGCGGGACCAACTGCTGACGGTGCGAAGCGTTGAACGCGACGCGCGGCGGCGGGATTTCGCCACGCTGTGGTGCGACGGGCGGCCGGCATGAGCGGCGCATTTCTGGCGCGCTTGCAGGCGCACGGCCGAGCCATTGCGCTGGCGGCGGCCGCGCGGCTGCGTTGGCGGGTGACCCAGCGTTGGCAGGACTATGGCGTGCTGGATGACGGCAGCGACGGGCTGCGCCTGTCGGGGCCGGGTGTCGCCCAGCGGCGGCGTGGCAGCCGCACCGCCCTGCCTGATCCGCAACTTTTGTGGCCGGGAGACGAATGATGGCGGCAGGATTGGCCATGCAGAAGGCGGTGGTGGCGGCGCTGGCCGATTTGCCTGGCCTGACCGGCGTATTCGACGGCCCGCCCGCCGATGCCGCGGCGCCCTATGCCGTGATCGGGCCTGGCCTGGTGACGGACGCCGGCACCAAGACCGAGGTGGCGCATGACACCCGTATGCTGGTGACGATCTGGGATGATCGGCCGGGGGCTGCGCGGTTGCAGGCGTTGCTGGGCGCGGCCGAGGTGCGGCTGCGGGCGCTGGCGGGCAATTGGGATGGGCATCGGATCGTGAATGCCCGGCTGGTGCGTTCGGGTGTGAATGCGCCGATTGATGGCTGGCGGCCCGGCGTGATCGAGATGCGGCTGCGCAGCGAGCAGCTTTAGCAACGCACCTCGTCACCCCGGCGAAAGCCGGGGCCCATCTCCCGACCGTTGGCGATGTTGGAACGCTGGGGCGATGGGCCCCGGCTTTCGCCGGGGTGACGACACATTTTTCGCAAGAGGAAACCAAGAACATGGCAATGGAAAAAGGTGCTGCCTTCCTGTTGAAGGTGGGCAATGGTGCGGTGCCGCCGGTGTTTGCCACCGTGGCCGGCCTGCGCACGACGCAGCTGACGGTGAACACCGAAACCGTGGTGGTGACCAACCAGGGCAGCGGCGGCTGGCGCGAGCTGCTGTCGGGGGCAGGGGTGCGTTCCGTGTCGCTGTCGGGCTCCGGCGTTTTCACCGGTTCGGCGGCGGAAACCCGGGTGAAGGCCACCGCGCTGGCCGGCACCATCGATGATTATCAGGTGCAGTTCGAAAGCGGCGAAACCATCACTGGGCGCTTCCAGATCGCCCGGCTGGATTATGCCGGCGATTTCAATGGTGAGCGCACCTACAGCCTGCAGCTGGAAAGCAGCGGCCCGGTGGTGGCGGCGTGAGCGTGAACCCTTTGCGGGGGGAGGCAGAGCTGGTGTTGGGCGGCCAGTCGCTGCGCCTGCGGCCGACCTTCACGGCGTTGGTGGCGGCCGAAGCCGAATTGGGTCCGTTGTTTGCGCTGTGCGAACGCGCGGCGGCGGGCCAGCTCACCCTGGCCGAAATGGTGGCGCTGCTGTGGCACTGCCTGGCCGAACCGCAACCGCGTGACGCCTTCGCCGATGCGCTGGTGCGCGGCGGGCTGGCCAATGCCACGCCGGCGCTGCGCGTGCTGCTGGGCCAGATATTGGCCGGGCAGTGATGTTTGCCGATGCCGCCCGCCGCGCCGCGCATGTGGCGGCCGCCGCGCTGGGCTGGCGGCCGGCGGAATTCTGGGCCGCAACACCCGCCGAACTGGTGACCGCGCTGGGGCTGGATGCCGCGCCGGCCGCTGCGCCGGTGGATGGCGGCGGGCTGGCCGCATTGATGGAGCGATATCCCGATGGATGCTGAACCGATCGAGGAACTGGTGGTGAAGGTGCGCGCCGATACCGGCGGCTTCATGGCCGGCGTGAACGATATCCAGCGCACGCTGGATGGCCCGTTCGCGGCCGGGCTTGATCGCGCCGGATCAGGCCTGTCGCGGGCGTTGGGCCGGGCCTTGTCTGATGGCAAGTTCGGTTTCGACGATCTGCGGCGCATCGCCCTTTCGGCCTTGGGCGATATTGCCCAGGGCGCGCTGCGGCTTGATCTGGGCGGGCTGTTCGGGGGCGGCGGCGGTGGCCTGCTAGGTGGCCTTGTGGGCAGCCTGCTTGGCTTGCCGGGCCGGGCCACGGGCGGATCGGTCAGCGCTGGCCGGGCTTATATGGTGGGCGAACGCGGGCCGGAACTGTTTGTGCCCACCGCCGCCGGCCGGGTGGAGGCCAATCCGGGCCAAGGCAACGGCCGTATGGTCAATGTCACGGTCAATGTGGCCGCACCGCGCGATGCGACGCCGGCGGCCATGCAGCAAACTGGCAATCAGGTGGCGCGGGCCGTGGCCCGTGCGCTCGATCGGGCGCGGCCATGATGCGCTGGTGGCTGGCCGGGGCCCAGCATCAGGGCCGCACGCGCTGGGTGCGCCGGTTCGATCCGCGCTGGTGGCTGGTGGATTTCCCGCGCCCGATGATGGCCAGCGCCGTGACCGACGGGCCGGACAGCGTGGTGGTGAGCCTGGAATTTCAGCGCCGCGCCGATCTGGCCGGGCTGATCTGGGAATCGGTTGATCGCTGGAGCCATCCTTTGTGCGCGCTCGAAACCCGGCGCGACTATCGCGGGCTGTTGTGGCAGTTTCGCTGGCAATCATCGGGCGCGGTGTTGCCGCTGGATGCCGTGAACGGCCCGGTGCTCACCATCGAAGGGCGTGATGCCAATGGGCAGCCGCGCACCTGGTATGTGCGGCTGTGGAACTATGCCAGCGGCAGCCCCACTGATGCCGAGATCAGCCTTGATTTCGATGCGCTCAGCGGCGGCTTCCTGTTGCCATCCGAAGCCGATCCGGTGTGGGCCGGCGATATCGATCGGCTGTTCATCAGCCTGGTGCCGCCCGGGTATGACGGTGTCGATGCGCCGCTGCCGGCCGTGGCCAGCGGTGAGGTGCGGCTGACCAATCTGATGATCGATGGTGCCGGCGCTGTGCTGAAGGCCGGCGATCCCGTGCTGCCGCCGCAGCCGCTGCGCCTGTGCACGGCCTATGACGATCTCTACAACCAGACGCCGGAGCGCATAGTGGAACAGGCGCTGCTGCTCGGCTGGCGCGGCGCCATCACCCATTATCTGGGCATGAGCCATTTCATGGCGTTTCTGCCCGATGGTCAGGGCGGTTATGTGGTTGATCCGGCGCGGCCTTTTTGTGGTCCGGCGTTGGGGTGGCATCAGGATTTCCTGGCCCGTGCCGGGGCTTTGGGCTTTGCCCCCATCCTGTCCCTGTCGATGGAATTGCTGGCGCAGCACTGCCCGCCGGCCTGGGCGCAGCGCGATTCGACAAATGCACTGGGCCTCACCGGCTGGTCGCCGCCCTCGGCGCTGCTGTCGCCCTGCAAGCCCGCCGCGCAGGCCTGGTTGCAGGCCGTGACGACCGTGGCGATGGGCCTGGTGCTGGCGGCCAGCGTGGCCCCGGCCTTTCAGGTGGGGGAACCCTGGTGGTGGGTGGGGCCGAACAACAGGCCCTGCCTTTATGATGCCGCCACTGCCGCGCGCTGGCAGGCCGAACGCGGCAGCTCGCCGCCAATAATGGCCGACATCAGGGGCAATAAATCGGCGGCCGAGCAGGCCTATCTGGATTGGTGTGGGGAACGGCTGGCCGAAGCCACGGCCGGCATGGTGGCCGCCGCGCGCACCGCCGCGCCCGCCGTCGTCACCCACCTGCTGTTCTACGCGCCGCAAGTGCTGCTCGACGATCGGCCCGATCTGGCCCGCGCCAACATGCCGGCGGGCTGGGCCTATCCGGCCTTCGATGTGCTGCAGTTGGAGGATTATACTTTCGTCACCAGCGCCAACCAGGCCGGCCAGGCGCGCGGCCGCGCACTGGTGGAGACGCAACTGGGGTACCCCCGCGCCCGCCAGCATTATCTCGCCGGCTTTGTGCTGAGCCAGAATGACGCCGAGGTGCAGTGGCCACTGGTCGCCGATGCGGCCGCTGCCGCGCTGGCGCTGGGCATCGCCGAAACCTTCGTCTGGGCATGGCCGCAGGTGGCGCGCGACGGTTTCACCCCCTTCCAGATTGATGATGCGGAGGACGACATGGCCAGTTTTCACGATGTGCGCTTTCCGCTTGAACTGGGTTTTGGCGCGGCCGGTGGCCCGGCCTTTTCCACCCAGGTGGTGGTAACGGGTTCGGGCGCGGAGCAGCGCAATGCCGAATGGGCCGATGCGCGGCTGGAATATGATGCCGGGCTCGGTATCCGTTCCGAGGATGATCTGAAGCGGCTGATCACCTTCTTCCGCGCCCGGCGCGGGCAGGCGCACGGCTTTCGCTTCCTCGATCCGCTCGACAACAGCTCGGCCGCTGATGGCGGGGAACCGACGGCCCTCGATCAGCGGCTTGGGCTGGGCGACGGCGGCACCACCCGTTTTGCGTTGGTGAGAAACTATGGCGATGCGGCCTTGCCTGATGAGGCCCCGCAAACCCGCCGCATCACCCGCCCCTGGCCTGAATCTGTTGTGGTGGCGGTTGGCGGCGTCGTGCTGCCGAACGGCTGGGCGCTGGCGCCGGGCGGCTATGTCGATTTCGCAGCGGCACCGGCGGCTGGAGCGGCGGTCACCGCCGGTTTCCGATTCGATGTGCCAGTGCGCTTCGCCACCGATCGGATCGAGGTTTCGATCGCCGGCTGGCGGGCAGGCGAGCTGCCATCCGTGCCGCTGATCGAAATCAGGGAGGATTGAGGCAATGCTGGCCGAAGAACTGACGCACCTGGCGCTTTGCTGGCGCCTCGTGCGGCGCGACGGTGTGGCGTTGGGCTTTACCAGCCATGATCGACCGTTGCTGGTGAACGGCCTGCGCCATGAAAGCCGCCCCGGCATGTCGCCCTCGGCCGTGGTACTGAGCGACGGCGTGACGGCCGACGATATGGAAGTGGCCGGTGCCATGTCGGCCGGGGCGCTCACTGGCACCGATCTGCTGGCCGGGCGTTGGGATGGTGCGCGGCTGGATCTGTTCCTGGTCGATTGGCGCGATCCGGATGGCGGCCAGCAATGGCTGGCGCAAGGCACCTTGGGTGATGTGGCCGTCGGCACCGGGGCTGATGCCGGCTTCACCGCCGAACTGATCGGGCCGGGCGCAGCACTGGCGGCCAGCGTGGTGGAAAGCTGCTCGCCCGAATGCCGGGCGGAGCTGGGCGATGCCCGCTGCAAGGTGGATCTACGGCCGCGCGAACGGCTGGCGACGGTGACCGCCATTGCCCAGGACAAGGTGCAGATTGCCGGTATCGTGGCGGCCGATCATGTGCAGGGCGAACTGGCCGTGATGGACGGCCCCAACGCTGGATTGGTGCGCCGCCTGCTCGCCGAAGATGCCGGCTGGCTGGTGATGGATGAGCCATTGGCGTTGGCCACCGGAACCCGGGTGCGACTGCGCGAAGGTTGCGACAAGCGCTTTGTCACCTGCCGCGACCGCTTTGCCAACGCCCGCAATTTCCGCGGCGAACCGCATGTACCGGGCGCCGATCTGTTGACGCGTTATGCGGTCTGAGCTGTCACGCCGCCGCGCGGCCGCCATTGCCGCAGCCCGCGCCGGGCTGGGCACGCGCTTCCGGCCGCAGGGCCGGTTGATCGGAGTAGGCCTGGATTGCGTTGGCGTGGCCCTGCTGGCGGCGGCCGGCGCCGGGCTGCGTCTGGGGCCAGTGCCGCCCTACGCGCTGGGCGGCGATCATGCCGATTTGCTGGCGGCCACACTGCGCGCGCTGGGTTTGCGCCGGGTGCGGCGGCCGCGTCCGGCCGATCTGGTGGAATATGCGCTGGCGCCCGGCCATCGCCATCTCGCCCTGATCACCGATCGCGGCATCCTGCATGCCCACGCCGGGCTGGGCCGCGTGGTGGAAGGGCCGGTGCCGGATGATTGGCCGGTGGTGGCCTGCTGGGCTCTGCCCGGAATCAGATAGGAATTTGGAATGGCAACTCTGGTTTTGGGTGTTGTTGGCCGCGCGGTGCTGGGGCCAATTGGCGGGATTGTCGGCACGTTGCTTGGCAGCGTCGTCGATCGGCGTCTGTTCGGCGGCGGCGGTGGTGGGCGCGGCGGGCAGCGACAGGCCAATCCCGAAATCCAGGCCGCCAGCTATGGCGAGCCAATCCCGGTGGTGCGCGGCCGCATGCGGGTGAGCGGCAATATCGTCTGGGCGAATCCGATCCGCGAGACCACGACGCGCAGCGGTGGCGGCAAGCGCGGGCCATCGAGCACCAGCTACAGCTATTCGGCCAGCTTTGCGGTGGTGCTGGCGGCGCGGGCCATCGTGGCCATCGGCCGGGTGTGGGCCGATGGCAAACTGCTGCGCGATGGCAATGGCCAATGGCTTCAGCCGGTGACGATGCGCCTCCACACCGGTTCGGAACGCCAGTTTCCCGATCCGCTGATCGCGGCGGCTGAAGGCGAAGCGCCGGCGTTTCGTGGCCTGGCCTATGCGGTGTTCGAAGATCTGCCGTTGACCGAATTCGGCAACCGCCTGCCCAATCTGTCGTTTGAGCTCATTGCCGACGAAACGCTCGTGCCGCTGGGTGCCGCGTTGGCCGAACTGGCCGCCAGCGCCAATATCAGCCTGCCGGTGAGCGGGGATTTTCCCGAGGTTGCCGGGCTTTATCTTGGCGCGGCGGCGCCGCTGGCAGACGCGTTGGCGCCCTCGCTCACGGCCAGTGGCGCGGTGCTTGCTGCCGGCCGGGCGCTGGTGGGGCCGGGGCGGCCAGCGCTGGCCATTGCGCCGGGCGGGGCCGCTGATGCCCGAACTGATGGTCGCCAGCCGGCCAGGGAACGCCATCGCCGCAATGCCGCAGCGTCGTCGCCGGATGCCATTGAACTGGGCTATTACGACGTTGATCGTGATTATCAGCCCGGCCTGCAACGCGCGCGCTTGCGGTCAGGGGTGCGCGTTGATGGCGCTGGCCTGCCGCTGGCGCTGTCGGCCGCTGCAGCCAAGCAATTGTGCCACGATCGCCTGTTGCGACTGGCGGCAGCGCGCCAACAGCGCACCCTGCGGCTGCCGTGGCGCTACCTTGGCATCATGCCCGGCGATGTGCTGCGCCTGGACGATCTCGATTGGCAGGTGCGCGAAACCCGTTTCGAAAATTTTGTCCTCACGCTCGAACTGGCGCGGGTCGGCACGGCAGCGGCGCAGGCGCAGCCCAGTGATCCCGGCCGGGCGCTGGTGCACGGCGATCAGGCCGCCGGCCCGACCACTCTGCTGGCGCTCGATCTGCCGCCCTTGCCCGGCGAATTGCCGGATGGCCCCCGGCTGTGGATTGCCGGCGCCGGCGCGTCTGCAGGCTGGCGGCGGGCGGGTGTGACGATCAGCCTGGATGATGGCGCCAGCTATGAACCGATCGGGCTGCTGCCCGCGCCGGTGGCGATGGGGCGCGCCGTTTCGGTTTTGCCCGCAGCGCGTGCCGCCGGGTGGGATCGCTTGGGGCTGGTGGAGGTGGAACTGATCTCCGACAGCATGTGGCTGGATAGCCGCGGCGAATCGGCCGTGCTGGCTGGCGCCAATCTCGCCCTGCTGGGTGATGAAATCATCCAGTTTGCCATGGCCGAGGCCCTGGGCAACCGCCGCTTTCGGCTGTCGGGTCTGCTGCGCGGACGTCGCGGCACGGAACTGACTGTGGCCACGCATATGGCCAACGAACGATTCGTGATGCTGGATCAGGGCGCCATGTTGGCCCTTCCGCTGCCGCTGGAGCGGCAGGGCCAGACCGTTTTGCTGCGCGCCACCGGCGCCGGTGATGCGGCCGCTTTGCCGGTGGTTGCAACTTTGGGCGGCGCGGGCATCAGGCCATTGCTGCCCGTGCATCTTTCATGGCGGCGGCAGGCCGGCCAATTGCACCTCGCCTGGATTGCCCAGAGCCGGGCCGGCTTTGGATGGCCCGATCTGGCCGATGTGCCGATCGGCGAAAGCCGGCTGGCGTTTCGTGTGGAGTTGCGCGACGCGGCCGGCACGATCGTCGCCGCAGACGTGACCGAACCCTGGTGGACCGTGCCCGATCGGGCCGGGCCCTTGTGGCTGGATGTGGCCCAGGTGGGCGCCACGCTGGGCCCTGTCGCCACTTTGCCCATCGCTTGAACAGGAGGCTGATCAATGCCCGCAACACCCCGCCTTGCCTTGCCGCTGATTGCCGCCGGCCAGGCCCAGAAAGACGTGACCCACAACGAAGCCGTGCTGGCGCTGGACCGGCTGGTGGCCCTGGTGGTCGCATCACGCAGCGTGACTGTGCCGCCAGGCACGCCGCAGCCCGGCGCCTGCCATATCGTGCCCAGTGCGGGCGGGGCTGCCTGGGGTCATCCGGCTGGAACATTGCTGCACTGGCAGGGCACGGCCTGGCTGCCGGAAACGCCGCGCGACGGGCAGATCGCACTGGTCGCCGATGAAGGGCTGATGCTCGTCCACCGTGGCAGTTGGCAGGCCGATTGGCCAGTTTCCGGGCTCGCCATCGCCGGACGCAGCGTTCTGGCGGTGCCGCCCGCCAGCGTGGCAGCCCCCAGCGGGGGCACAACCATCGACAGCCAAGCCCGCACGGCGTTGGCGTCGTTACTTGCGGCTTTGCAGCAGCAGGGCATAATTTCCTGA